GCTCGGGCTACTCCGCCCAGATCGGCAGCTCGGGCTACTACGCCCAGATCGGCAGCTCGGGCAACTACGCCCAGATCGGCAGCTCGGGCGACTACGCCAAGATCGGCAGCTCGGGCTACTCCGCCCAGATCGGCAGCTCGGGCAACTCCGCCAAGATCGGCAGCTCGGGCAACTCCGCCAAGATCAATAGTACCGGCGAAGACTCCGTGATCTGCTGCGCTGGCAGCGGCTCTGTCGTAAAGGCAAGGGCAGGCAGCTGGATCACGCTTGCGGAGTGGGAATATTCCGACGAAAAAGGACGGTTCGCTCCGCGCTACGTGAAGACGGAATATGTAGACGGCGAGAAGATCAAGGCCGATACCTGGTATCAGCTGAAGAACGGCGAATTTGTGGAGGTGGAGTAAATGCTCGATACAATCTCCACGGTGAAGATGAGCCGCGAAGAATGGCTGGAAGAACGCAGAAAGTCCATCGGCGGGAGTGACGCGGCGGCTGTTATCGGAATGAGCCGCTTTGCAAGCCCGTACACGGTATGGATGGATAAGACTGGGCGTCTTCCGGAAAAGGAAGACACAGAGGCTATGCGGATCGGCAGAGATCTCGAGGAGTATGTTGCAAAGCGTTTTGAGGAAGCGTCCGGGAAAAAGGTGCGGCGCTGCAACTACATCATTCGGAATCCCGCGTATCCGTGGGCGCACGCAGACATTGACAGGCGAATTTCCAGTGAAAATGCAGGGCTGGAATGCAAGACAACCTCGACGCTTGACATTCGGCAGTTCAACGGCGTGGAGTTCCCGGAACGCTACTATGCACAGTGTGTGCATTATCTTGCTGTCACCGGCCTTGACCGTTGGTATTTGGCGGAGCTCGTCTTCGGGCGCGGATTCTTTACATACACGCTGGAACGCGACGAGGCGGAAATCTCCGCGCTGATGGAAGCGGAGAAGCTTTTCTGGCGGTGCGTCGAGGAAGACACCCCGCCTGCACCGGACGGTTCGGAGGCGACGACGGACGCGATCAGCACGGTTTATGCCGACAGCAGCGGCGAACAGCTTGATTTGTTCGGACGCGAACAGCTGCTATCTGAGTATATGCAGATCAAGCGCCAGGCGGCGGCACTGGCAGAGCGCAGCCGCGAGATTGAAAACACGATCAAACTCGATATGGGCACGGCAGAGCGGGCCGCCTGCAACGGCTACAACGTCTCTTGGAAGCAGCAAAACCGGCAGACGTTTCAGCCCAAAGCCTTTAAAGAGGCATACCCGGATATCGATTTGGCACCGTTTTATAAAACGGTGCAGGCCCGGCCATTCAAAATTACAGAGATCACGAAGGAGGATGGCTTGCAAAGTGTTTCCGCATGATTTAACAGGGCTGACATTCGGACGCCTGACTGTAATCGAGTGCGCAGGCAAGGACATCCACCGAGAAAGCCTTTGGAGATGCAAATGCTCTTGCGGAAAGGAAACGACCGTTATCCGAAGCAATCTTCGCAACGGGAACACGCTCTTATGCGGATGTTATGGACGAGAACGAAGGTCTGATGCAAACAAAACGCACGGTGGATCTGGCTCCCGCCTCTACCGCATCTGGAAAGCGATGCACACAAGATGCTATAACCCTCATTTTAAAATGTATCGATATTACGGAGGCCGTGGGATCAAGATATGTGATGATTGGCTTTACAGCTACACAAGCTTTCGCGAATGGGCGTTATCAAATGGGTACACGGAAAATTTAACGATTGATCGGGTTAATCCTGACGGTAATTATTGCCCAGAGAATTGCCGCTGGGCGACAATGGCAGAGCAAAACAGGAACAAACGATGCCCAAACGGGCAAAAATTGAAGGGAGAATAACCTATGGAAGGTATCATTCAGAAGCAGACGGCTATGCAAAAAGCTCCGCAGCAAAAGCAAATGTCTGTCACGGCTCTTGTAAACAGTATGCTTGACAAAGACGGTATGCGCAAGCGGTTTGACGAGCTTCTCGGCAAGCGGACGCCGCAATTCGTTTCATCTATCGTTTCTATGGTAAACGCAGACAAAAACTTGCAGCAGGCATTTTACGAATCCCCTATGACCGTGATCCAGGCGTCCCTAAAAGCGGCGATGTTTGATCTTCCGATTGATCAAAGCCTCGGATACGCCTACATCGTCCCGTTCAAGAATTATAAAAAGGATCTCGGCGCAAAAAAGATGGAGGCTACTTTTATTCTTGGCTGGAAAGGTATGCACCAGCTGGCGTTGAGAACCGGCGCATACAAGACAATTAACGTCGTTGACGTTCGAGATGGTGAGCTGAAAAGCTACAACCGTCTGACGGAAGAGGTCAAGATTGACTTTATAGAAGATGAGGACGCGCGCGATGCTCTGCCGATTATCGGATATGTCGGCTATTATCGGCTTGTGAACGGTGCGGAAAAGACCGTGTACATGAGCACAAAGTCTATTGCGGCGCACGAAAAGAAATTCCGAAAGGGCGAGTTCCAAGGAAAAGGCTGGCGCGACGACTGGGATGCAATGGCTAGAAAGACAGTATATCGTATTCTGATTGGGAAATGGGGTGTCATGTCCATTGACTATCAGACTCGCGGAGAGGGAGAGCAACTGGCAGACGCGATTGCTGCGGATATTCAGGAAGAAGATCTGATTGACGGGACAGTCGTTGACGAGAGTACCGGTGAAGCAGTCGAAACGTCGGAGGTAGAAAATGCTGAATAAAATCGTCCTGATGGGCCGCCTGACCCGTGACCCGGAGCTTCGGCAGACGCAAAGCGGAAATTCTGTTGCATCCTTCACGCTTGCCTGCGACCGCGATTTCGCGGCGCAGGGCGCGGAGAAGGAAACGGATTTTATTGATGTTGTCGCATGGCGGAATACAGCTGAGTTCGTCAGCAAGTATTTCTCCAAGGGCCGCATGGCCGTCGTGTCTGGCCGTTTGCAGATCCGCAACTGGGAAGACAAGGACGGAAACAAGCGCAAAACGGCAGAGATCGTCGCAGAAAGCGTTTATTTCGGCGACAGGAAGCGGGACGGGCAGAATGCTTCTTCCGCTGCACCGGCCTCTTCGGAGTTCAAGCCGCTGCCGAGCACAACGCCGGTTCCGTTTTCCGAACCGGATATGCCGCAGATGGAGATCGGCGACGAAAACGAGCTTCCGTTCTGAGGGCCGACGGATGGGAGATAAAAAGGAATACGTCAAGCTGTGGCTGAGTTACAGGAGCTATTTCGAGGCGTACAGTGCTGCTGAGGTGGGGCGCTTGGTGCTGGCTGCGATGGATTATCGCGAGTCGGGAGCAGAGCCAGAGTTCAGCGGGAGTGAACGTTTCATTTGGCCTGCGATTCGACGGGACATTGACGAATCCGTAGCGGCGCAAAAAGCCGTCTCCGCGTCCAGAAGCGAGGCAGGAAAGCAGGGCGGTCGGCCTGAATCCGAAAAAGCAAATGCTTTTGACGAAAGCAACGAAAAGCAAAAAAAGCAAATGCTTTCCGAGGAAAGCAAAAAAAGCTATGGACAAAGGAAAAGGACAAAGGACAAGGACAAGGACAGTATTCTTTCCCCCCTACCCCCCACGCTGCGCGAAGCAGTTGAAAAATGGGTGGCGTACAAGGGCGAACGACGGGAGGAGTATAAGCCTGTTGGCCTGCAAAGCCTTGTCACACAGATCACGAAAGCCGCAGAGGAATATGGCGAGGATGCAATGATCGACGTGATAACCCGCTCTATGGCCGCAAATTACAAGGGGATCGTGTTTGACTGGCTGAAAGAGGCCAGCACACGCCCTGCGGCGCTCGGCCGCGCTGCAAAGCCCGGCTACGGCGTGCAGGGACACCACGACGAGCTGAACCCGCTGGAACGCGCAGCTGTGGACAGGGTGATGGGGCCGGTGTCAAAGGGCGCCGCCCGATTGCAGCAAGGCGTACAGCGCCACGGGGACGAACTTGATGCGTTCCAGCTGGAGGCGGTCGAGCGAATGCTTGCGGAAAACAAGGAGGATAAGACATGAGATTTGTTTGCGATTGCTGCAACGATCTGACGAACATCGAGGCAGACCGGATGGAGATCCAGGGCGAGAAGCTGATGGTGTACAGCCGCGGGCGGCTGGTGTACGTTGCGGATCTCGGCCAGATCATGCTGGCGAAGCTGACGCCGGGGAGGGAAGAGGCAAAATGAAAGAGAATGTGCTTGAGCGAAATGCAAGGCTGGATACCGAACGGAAGATTGCGGATTTTCGAGTAAAACAGCAGATGGATTATGCGTTCAAGGTGAAATACGCCAAAATCCGCGCATGGGAATTCTACGATCACCCAGACGTTGCAGGTAGCTGCTACGTAGCTGTCGGCGGGCTGGATTCCATCACGCTGCTCCTGTTCCTTCGCAGCATCGGTATTGATGTGCCTGCCATCTCGGTATCGTCGCTTGAGGATAAAAGCATTCAGCTGATTCACAAGCAACTCGGCGTGAAGCCGCTGAAACCGCTGAAAAGCAAAGTGGAAGTGCTGCGGGAGTACGGATGGCCGGTGATCTCCAAGGAAGTTGCGGGGAAAATCTCGCTTTTGCAAAATCCAAGCGAGAAAAACGCAACGGTACGCCATGCGATCATCACTGGGGAAACAGGGGCTTACGGCGGGTTCCGCACGGGGACGCGGATGAAGCTGGCGCAAAAATGGCTGGAGATCTTCGGCGGATACGAAAATGAGAATGAAGGCGTTAGCTACAAAACGCCGGATTTTCTCGTATCGGATAAGTGCTGCTATTACCTGAAAGAAAAGCCTTGCAGCGATTATGCCAAAGAAACCGGAAGCTTCCCGTATATGGGCCTGATGGCGTCCGAAGGAGGGCGCAGGCAGAAAGCGTTGATGCTGAACGGGTGCAACTACATATCGCCGGGAACGAAACGCAGCTGCCCATTCGCGATTTTTTCGCGGCAGGATCTTTTGCAGCTTGCGCTGGATTTGCAGGTTCCGGTGCCGGAAATCTACGGAGAGATCGTGCGCGACGCAGACGGAACACTCAGGACGACAAAAGCACAGAGAACCGGGTGCTCCATGTGCGGGTTCGGCGTGCACATGGAAAAACGCCCACACCGGTTCGACCGGCTGTGGGAGCGGAATCCAAAGGAGTGGGAAATGTGGATGAATCACGTAATGCAGGATGATCGCGGGAACTGGTACGGCTGGGGCCGTGTGCTGGACTACATCGGCGTCGAGTGGCGGGATCCGGAATACGCGCTGTTAAATCCGGATGAACTGCCCGGCCAGATGATTTTTGATGGAATGGAGGCGTCCGCACTATGACAGGGCAGGAAATCGCGAAGGCGCTGCGGTGCTGCGCGAAGGGGCTTGGACACGACGACGCGTGCGAAAACTGCAAGGTCGGAGAAATCCAAGATCGGCGGAAAGGAAATCGACTGGAAGCAGAGCCGGGACAGCACGCTCAACGTGCTGATCAACGGCCCAACGAGCAACGGCTTTGGCAAGGATATTTTCCGCAAGATGGCCCGCGATCTGTACGGACGGCTGAAAGCCTACGAGGACACGGGGGTTGAACCGGAAAGCGTAGAGGCACTCAAACTGTCCATGATGGGCAAGGCAATTTCGGAGGTCACGGAATTCGATGGTTTGCCGATTGACCGCCTCCGCGAGCTTGCCGAGGCCGACAAGGACGGGCGCGTGGTGGTGCTGCCGTGCAAGGTGGGCGATAAATTATACAGAGTGTTTGCCGGAGAAATCTTCGAGCACCGAGTCGGGAGCATGAAATACTTCGCAATACAGGGAAAGTGGGACATTGAAACGTACCCGTTCCTCCCATCCGTAGAGAGCGGCATAGGGAAAACAATTTTTCTCACCCGCGAAGAAGCCGAGAAGGCTTTGCGGGAAATGGAGGGCAAGCCATGACCAGAAAACGCGCAAGAAAGATCCTCATGTCCATCGGCACGAGCAGAAACCATGCAAACTGGGGGCTGGCGGCAAAGCCGCGCTGGAAGACAAATGCCGGTGTGGTAGAGGACACGCTGACGATCAAACTGTACGCGAAGCTGCTGCGGGCAAGAATGGAGGGCAAGAAGGATGGCTGAACTGAAACCGTGCCCGTTCTGTGGCGGTGAAATTAGCCTTGTTCTGTGCGATGACGAAGGAAATCTGCATGATGAGTCATATAGAGAACGTCCCTATAGTGGGCTTGGCTTTATGCTTCACCATGCTCACGAGGACAACCCGGAATGCCCGATTGCAAGCTATGAGTGCGATGGCGGGATTTTGGGTGGTGTGTATATTTACGACACGGAAGAACAAGCCGTTGAGGCATGGAACAGGAGGGTAAATGAGGAAAGAATGTTAGATTTTCCAGTAAAATACACCGAAATATGCGCGTTGTACCATTTTTGCGTCGATCTTGGAATCAAATGCACGATAGAGCGCCTGCACGACGGCTATGCAGTGCGTTTCCCGGACGGAAGTGACTTCGCACAGCATCATGGCACATATGGCGGGACGGAAGGATGCGTTGAACCGGCTATCGGGGACTCCGAATTTGACTATACTGCAGTCGGTTTGAACCTCGCGAAGGAGCTCGTGAAGAAACACAAAGGCAAATTGGAGGCCGACCATGCCTGACAAATACATCAGCTGCGAGGCGGCACTTATGAAACTAATGCAGGACGGGTGCAGCGCAAAAAACTTGCAATCCATTCCGGAGAGGAATGCAAAGACTTTGAACAAAGGAGGTGGCCTGATGGGCACAATTCTTGCGATTGATCCCGGCAATATCAAATCTGGCTATGTGGTGGTCGAGCACGACGGCGAAGAAATTCGCCGCGTGCTGGATGTGGGGAAGCTCCCGAACGAAGAAATTCGGGACGTTCTGCACGAAAACATTTACGGAAATTGCACGGATTTTGCGATTGAAATGATCGCCGGAATGGGCATGGCGGTAGGGCAGGAGGTTTTCGATACCTGCCTTTGGATTGGCCGCTTTATGGAATTTGCCGAAAGGGACGGCGCGGAGCCGGTAAAGATCTTCCGGCGGGAAGAAAAGCTGTATCTGTGCGGCTGTCTGAGCGCGAAGGATAAAAATATCCGGCAGGCGCTGATAGATCGATACGGAGTTGTTGGCACAAAGGCAAATCAGGGCTTTTTCTACGGCTTCGCAAAGGATATGTGGGCGGCGATGGCGGTAGCCGTGACGTATTTCGATAAGTACATCAAGGGGGTAAAGCTATGAGCAAGGCGCAGCGAAAGCCTCCGAGCCCGCCGATGCAGCTGACGTGCGACACCTGCGGGAAAACGTTTATGCGGGCTCCATCGAAGTACAAGGCAAAATACAATTTTTGCAGCGAGGCGTGCGCATGGACGGCACATAGGGAAGCTGTGATGGGCCGGGCGGAGCGCGTGCGGATCCTGATTACACGCTCAATCCCGGTATACCCGGAAATGCGGCCTGTCTGCGGGCGGGTGTATCCCGCCGAGAAGTACAAGTACGCGACAAATCGGACTGGCTACGTCGTTGCGGTAAACGGCAAGCGGGTCTGCTTGAGGGTGGACGAATGCAGGGAAATCTAGGGCTCACACCGGTGCAGGCCCCGTGCAAGGGCTGTGCAGACAGGCACACCGGCTGCCATACGGACTGCACCCGGTACATAGCATTCCGCCGGGAGGCGGACAGATACAAGCAGGAGCGCCTAAAAGACATGACGCGATGCGCGTCCACACGGGGCTGCATGCGGACGCTGCACGATGCGAACCGCGCAAAGCGCGAAGGGAGGCAACATTACTGATGAGCGGAATCACAGAGCAGGAATATGCGGCGTGGCTGGAAAAGGCGTTGCAAGCGCTCTATAAATCCAAGCCGCTTGCAATCGCGATTGTGGCAAAAACGGAAGCGGGAAATACGCTTACGGGCTACTACCATGCGGACGCACAGGACAAGGCCGTGTTTGCCCACCATATCCAGAGCGATATCGTGCTGGACATTATCAAGGCAAATGCCGTAGAAATCAAGGCCATGATGGAGGGCGTAGACGATGGAACAGATTAAGGGCGCAAAGTACGACGATGAAGACGCGGGAGTTTTCAAATGAGCACGCCGCGATACGGCTGGTGGCCCTATGCAAAATGGATGATCCGCAGCTATAAGGGCGGCGGGCTGATGACGAGGGCCGAGCGCGCTGCCGTTGAGGATGCAATCGCAGAGACGGAACGGCTCGTTGACGGCGCGGAGCGACTCCGGCTCATAGACTTGGTTCTTTGGAAGCGGACGCACACCTTACAGGGCGCTGCGATGGCGGTTTATGTGTCCGAACGCACTGCGCAGGAGTGGCACAGGCAATTTATTCGCCTTGTGGGGCAAAAAAGAGGGCTTTTGTGAAAAAGTCTGCGTCCCAGAGCCAAATTTAACATTTACTATAAGGGCGTAGAGATCAACTCTACGCCCTTCTTCATCGGCACCGCAGCGTTCTGCGGAAACCTCCTCCTCCTGTTCTCGTGTTCTCCGGTGTGAATAAATATATTTATTCACACACGGAGACACGAGAACGAAAGAATGAGGCAGAAAGGAGCGGCTATGGCGAGTTTGCGCGCCCTTGCACACAAGCTGCAAACAGCGCTCTTGTACAACGGAATCAAAATAAAAATCAATCAAATGCAGATCTATTCCGCGAAAAATGACAGGATGGTGACGAAATACATGGTTTACGAATATCGACCTGATGAAAAGCCGAAGAACGTCACTCTGCTGGAAACGTACCAGATTGCGGATGTGGTGAAGCTGCTGGCCGGACTTTACAGCGATGGCGGATGAAAAGCTTACGCCGAAGCAGAGACGATTCTGCGAAGAATATCTGAAATCCGGGAACGCGACAGAAGCAGCGAAAAAGGCCGGGTACAAAGAAACATCATGCAGAGTGATTGCGGCAGAAAACCTATCAAAACCAGCTATTTCTGCATATATAAAGCGCAGGCTGGACGAACAAGAGGCTGCGCAGGTCGCGGATTCAAACGAAATTCTGAAATTTTACACTGCGGTCATGCGCGGGGAGGTCAAAGACCAGTTCGGCATGGACGCATCGCTATCCGACCGGCTGAAAGCCGGTGACAGTCTCATGAAGCGATACGCGGCAGCTTCCGACCGCAACAGGACGACAATGGAGAAGCTTGATTCGATGCTGAAGGAGTTCCAAGATGCTGTTAAGTCCGAAACAACGTGAATTTGTAAAATACGGGACGCATCGATGGAACTTCAAGGGCGGAGCCACCAGAAGCGGGAAGACTTACCTCGATTTTCGATGGATCATACCGATCCGGATTCGTGAGCGAATCGGAAAAGATGGTCTGGCCGTCATTCTCGGCGTAACAAAATCCACGATTGAGCGAAATGTGCTGGAGCCGATGCGGAACCTGTATGGCGATATGCTTGTCGGAACAATCTCCAGCGACAACACAGCGTGGATTTTCGGGGAAAAGTGCTATTGCCTCGGTGCGGAAAAGGTTTCTCAGGTGTCAAAGATTCGCGGTGCATCGATTAAATATTGCTATGGGGACGAAGTAGCTGATTGGTCGGAAGAAGTATTCGCACTGCTGAAAAGCCGTCTTGACAAGGAATATTCTTGTTTTGATGGGACGTTCAATCCGCAATATCCTGACCACTGGCTGAAAAAATTCCTCGATAGCAACGCGGATATTTTCAGCCAGACATACACGATAGACGACAACCCGTTCCTGCCGGAATCTTTTAAAGAAAATCTGAAAAAAGAATACGAAGGGACGGTTTATTACGACCGCTACATTCTCGGCCTCTGGGTACGTGCCGAAGGACTGGTATATCCGATGTTTGGAGATGGCTGCATCACGCAGGAGATCCCGGACACCGGAGATTATTATATATCTATAGACTATGGCACGCTGAACCCGTTTTCTGCCGGGTTATGGTGCGTTGGGAAGAAATGTGCAGTCAGAATCGCGGAGATCTATTACAGCGGCCGCGAGGAAAAAAAGCAGAAAACAGATGAGGAATACTGCGACATGGTAGAACGGCTTGCAGGAGATAAGCCAATCAGGGCCGTTGTCGTGGATCCGTCTGCCGCGTCGTTCATTGAAGCGCTGCGCAGAAGGAGCGGATTTAAAGTCCGGCACGCGGACAACGACGTTTTGAACGGGATCCGCACAACGTCCGATTTCCTGCGAGATGGAAGAATCAAGATTCATGCAGGCTGTAAAGACACCATCCGCGAATTTGGGCTTTACAGGTGGGACGAAAAAGCAGAATCTGACCGCGTCGTGAAGGAAAACGACCACGCTATGGACGAAACCAGGTACATGGTGATGACGGTCTTGAAAAAGCACTTCAAAGAACACAGATTTGTGCCGGAGCTGGCGCGGTGAGGTAAAAGATGAAAACATATCAGGATTTTTTAGAGGTTGCGGAAAAGTCTGACCGGGAACGGATGGAATTTGTTCTGTCCGCGATAAATAATCACAAAGACTCGGATTTATACAAACAGGCGGTTATTGCGAAGGAGTATGACGCGCACAGGAATGTGACGATTGCAAATTTTCAAAAGCTGCTTTATACACTCAACGGGAAAGTCATTCCGGACAACTACAGTCCGAACTATAAGCTTCGGAGCAATTTCTTTGCAAGTTTCATCACGCAGGAAACGCAGTATCTGCTCGGGAACGGCGTGACGCTGAAAGAAGCCGCGAACAAAGAAAAACTCGGCGCATCGTTCGACGTTCGGCTGCAGGACGCAGCGCATGCGGCCCTTGTTGGAGGCGTATCGTATGGCTTCTGGAATCTCGATCATCTTGAGGTTTTCGATGTAACAGAGTTCGTTCCGCTTCTCGATGAGGAAAACGGTGCGTTGCGCTCCGGGATTAGATTCTGGCAGGTATCCGATACGAAGCCGCTTCGCGCAACACTCTACGAGCCGGACGGCTTTACACAGTTCATCCGCAGAAGCGGAAAAAACATGGAGATCCTAGAGGCGAAGCGCGGATATGTATCTGTCGAGGCAAGTTCCGAAGCGGACGGTACAGAGATCCTTGCATATCAAAACTATCCTGGCTTCCCGATTATTCCGCTCTACGGCAACCGCGCAAGGCAGTCAGAGCTTGTCGGCCAACGCGAGGCGATAGACTGCTACGATCTCATTAAGTCAGGCTTTGCGAATACAGTTGATGAGGCGTCGATCATTTACTGGACGATCTCGAACGCTGGCGGAATGGACGAGATCGATATGGCACGGTTCAAAGAGTCCATGCGGAGAATTGGTGTAGGTCTTGTGGACGACGACGGCGCGAAGGCAGAGGCTCATACGCTCACAATCCCGGTTGAAGCTCGGGAAGCGCTTCTTTCCAGAATCAGCGACGATCTGTACCGTGACGCGCAAATGCTTGATGTGGCAAAAGTGCAGGCGGGGCAGAAGACGGCGACGGAGATCATGGCGGCGTATCAGCCGATGGACAACAAGGTGGATCAATTTGAATACTGCGTGATCGAGTTCCTGCAGGCGTTGTTTAAGATCGTTGGTATTGATGACGAGCCATCCTTTATGCGATCCAAAATAACAAATCAGTTAGAACAGACGCAGATGGTGCTGCTTGCCGCGAGCTACCTTGACGACGAAACGATTCTGAGCAAGCTGCCGTGGCTTACGCAGGAGGAAATCGCAAACATTTTGAAGAGGAAAAGCGCGGAAGAATTAGAGCGATATTCCACGAAAGATATGGAGGAATAGACGTATGAGCGGCATGGTACAGGGCGATGCGTACAGTCTGGCCGTCACGGTCAAGAACAACGGGCAGGCTGTCGAGATCGACGATATTGAGAAGATCGAAATGACGCTTCTGTATTTGCAGAAGTATTACCCAGGCCAGATCACATACGCGGACGGGAAATTCTATTTCCCGCTGGCGCAGGAAGAAACATTCCGCCTGCCGAAGGTCTGCCCGATGCAGATTCGCGTGAAATTCAAGAGCGGTGACGTGATTGGCTCGGAGATCAAGCAGATCGACGTTGCGCACGCGCTTTCAAAGGCGGTGTTGTGATGGGCGGCATTGAATTTGAACTCAAGAACCGCGATCCGGTCGACGTTTCCTTTAACGTTTCCGTGCGTGCTGACGGCGGCTCCGGCGGCGGAGGCATTGCATCGGCGCAGATCGATGAGATCCGCGTGCTGACAAAATCGGACTATGACGCGCTGGACGAAAAGGACGCGCGGACGCTGTATCTGGTGGAGGGCTGACATGCTGGCAGTTGGAATCAAACGCATTCTGGAGCTGTTCATCGGCTCCATGGGCATCAAATCCGCCCGCTTGGGCACAGAAACCATCTACGAAAGACCGGGCGGCTTTTTGTACATTGAACTCAAAAGTGAAGAAAGGGGTTAAATCCGAATGGCAAGCTTTTTTAATTTAACACTCGATACGCTGGCACCTGCCGGTCTATCGATCACACTGAACGACGGCGCACAGTACGCGACCAGCGCGACCGTCACCGCGAAGATCTCCGTCACAGACGCGGCGACGACCGGCTACCAGATGAAGATCTGGGGCACAAAGGCGGCGAAAACGGAGGCGGCTGCGTCGTGGGAGACATACGCGGCCACAAAATCCATTACGCTCCCGGACGGCGACGGCCTGAAGACGATCTATGTAAAGGTGCGCGACGACGTCGGCAACGAATCGGCTGCGGCCAGCGACTCCATCACGCTCAACACCTCGATCCCCGCCGTGACCATCACCGGCCCCGACAAGAGCCGCATTTCCAAGGTCACGGGCTACGACGCAGCGGCGTTCTCCTTCGTCTGCGACGTGGACTTCGAGGAATACACCGTCCGCGTCGTCCCGGCGACGAGCAGCCTGCACACGGCGGGCACGCAGATCCCGGCGACGGGCGGCTCCACCAACGTCAGCGGCACAGAGGGCGGCTACAAGAAGAACACCGCCATCAACGTCACCGTCAAGGGCGCAGACCTCGAATCGGCGTCTTCCGGCGACGGCGTGAAGATCGTGAAGGTCTTCGTCAAGAACGCCGCCGGGACGTGGAGCGCAGCGTAATGGCCGCGCCGGAACTGACATTCTCCATCACTGGAAATAAGATCTCGGCAGTGGCCGGGTACGACTCCATCACCGTCACATTCTCGTCGGATATCGCCTATACGGCCTTTGAATGCCGCGCGACGAAATCCGGCGAGGACTGGGGGCGCGGAAAGGGCGCGCTCATCGCGTCCTTCTCCCAGACCCCCGCGGGGACGCAGCGCACCTTTGAGGTATACGACGATTTCCTGCTTTCCGGAGACGGAGAATACAGAATTTCGCTGTTCGCGCAGGGCGCGGACGGCAGCTGGAATGACAATTATGGATTTATCCCGTCCGGACAGTCGCAGACCATGAAAACGGCTGACGGAGAGGATTTCCTGTGCATGAAGGAGTGATCGCATGGCGTACAACAGCCAGTATACCGGCGCGCAGATCGACGAGGCCATCGGCGACGTGCGCGACAATAAAGAGGCGTGGAGCAAAAAGGAACTTCCGGCCGTCACCACCTCCGACAACGGGAAGTTTTTGCGCGTTGTTAATGGCGCATGGGCAGCCGTCTCCATTTCTGATGCAAACGGGGTGAATTTTTAATGGATTACTTAACCAATGATACCGACATCAAAAAGGTCGCCGACGCGATCCGCGCCAAGGGCGGCACATCTGCCCCGCTGGCCTACCCATCCGGTTTCGTCTCGGCGATTCAAGCCATCCCCTCCGGCAGCGCCAAGGAAGAGCAGGAGAAAACCGTAACCATCACCGCCAACGGCACAGTGGAGATCACCCCGGACGTCGGGAAGACTCTGAGTAAGGCAACTGCAATCGTCAACGTCCCTACGCCCGGTGGAGGAGATAGTGTACTTCCGTCCATTATAGATAGAAGCATACCAGGTGTGTATGTAAATTCTGATATAACAGTAGTAGGTCCGTATGCTTTCTTTTATTGCAGTAATCTAACTGGTATTGTATTTCCAAATACAACAGATATACAACAATATGCTTTTCAAAATTGCAAATCGCTTGAGCGAATTGATTTTTCGCAGTTACAAAAATCATACGCATCCTCATTTAGAGGCGACACCGGGTTGCGAACAGTAATTCTGAGGAATTCTGAGGTTGCGCCTACAACGGCAGGCAGCGGATTCAGTGCCTTTCTTTCATCTATAGAAAGTATGTATCTCTATGTTCCGTCCGCGCTTGTAGACAGTTACAAAACCTCAAGTTATTGGGGAGATTACAAGAACAAAATAAGAGCGATTGAAGATTATCCGGATATTACTGGAGGATAAACCACCGAAAACCGGAAAAGGGAGAACACCATGGACACCAAGACCATCATCGTCACCCTCGTCTGCGCCGTGCTCGGCGGGGCGGATAGAAGTGTATGAGCACAAGCAACACCGCCGGGCAGAAAATGACCGACGCAGAGCTCGCAAAGCTTGAAAAGCGGATTGCTGCGATATACAGGGAAGCGTATAACGATCTGACGGATACGATCAGGGATTACTTCGGTAAATTTGCAGCGCGTGACGCGGTGGAAAAGGCGCGGCTGGACGCTGGGGAGATCTCGGAGGAACAATACAAGCAATGGCGGCTTGCGCAGATCGGGCGTGGAAAGCGCTTTGAGGCGCTACGGGATAAGGTTGCAGGGCGCATGACAAATGCAAACGCTGCTGCTGTTGTGTATGTCAACGATGCAACGCCGGGCATTTACAGTTTGAATCGGAATTTCGCGGCGTACACCATTGAGCAGGTGACCGGCGATGTCGGATTTGATTTATGGGATGAACAGACTGTAAAGCGCTTGATTGTGGAACAGCCGGGCCTTATGCCATCCTACCCGGAAAAGCGGGCGCTCAATCGCGGGATAGATCTTGCATACGGGAAAAAGCAGATCACGGCCAGTGTCACCAGCTCCATCTTGCAGGGCCGGAGCATCAAAGGCATGGCGGATGATCTGCAAAGCCGCATTACCACCATGAACCGCGACAGCGCCATCCGGACGGCCCGCACAGCCGTCACCGGCGCACAGAACGCCGGGCGGCTGGATTCCTATTATGCTGCCGAGAAAATGGGAATCAAGTGCAGAAAACAATGGATGGCGACGCTCGACGGAAGAACCCGCCACTCCCACGCCATGCTCGACGGCGAGATCGTGGACAACGACAAAAAGTTCTCCAACGGCTGCCGCTACCCAGGTGACCCGAACGGCCCACCGTCCGAAATCTATAACTGCCGCTGCACGCTGGTATCTGTGATAGAGGGAATTGACACTTCCAAAGGACAGCGCCGCGCCAGAAATCCTGAGACAGGGGAAAATGATCTGATTGAAAACATGACATATGCAGAATGGGCGGGGTGGAAGCAAGGGACAAATAAAGTTGCAGATGGCGAGGAATCTGCTATAATAAAAACATACAGACAGTTTGACACCGGCGATGCGGCAAATAATTTCTTCTATTATGACGGAGATGAACGTGGGCTGCTTGCGAAGAAGCGCAGCAAGCATGCGCAATGGCAAAAGTCTTTGACGGAAGATGAAGATTACGCTATCGGCGATTATACCGGCGGCGGGTATTACGACATAAACTCATATTTGCGCAAAACTGGCGATTGGGAAAATATCAATGCTGAATTTGTTAAACAGCAAATAAAAGGGCTTGATAGCGCAATAAGCCGATATGAGTTAAAAGATAATATTCGTGTCCAGCGCGGCGTGATGAACGACGTTGTTGATAGGCTCGTGGAAGATAATGACGTTCAGGATAGTTTGAGTGAACTCATAGGAAAAAAATTTCGAGAATCGGCGTATTCCAGCACGACGGCTGTCCGAAACAATGGTGTTGCAACTGCAAAACCGACAATCCTTGATATCGAAATTCCCGCTGGAACGGGTCGCGGAGCATATGTCAATCAGCTTGCTGGGCAGTTCCAAGATACTGAGTACGAATTTTTACTTAAGCGCGGATCAACATTTACGATTAAGGAAGTCCGCGAGGACGAAATCATGGGCGAATACCATTATTACATAAGGATGGTGATGGACGTTGAGTGAGTACGCAAAAAAGTTGCGCGAAAAACACGCTTTGCAAGAGAATGGAGACCTTGGAGCCGTGTTCGCAAAATGTGAAAAGCTTGGCTGTTCTCGGGATTTTGTGAAATCGTTTATTACGCGAGCGGAATTGCTCCCCATGAAGCAGACTTTAGCGTTTTTGGAAAACAAAGATGCGAACAGCGAGAACCTAAAACGATGGAGTACGCTTATATGCACACTCATTGAGCAGAAACCAGAATCCGAAAAGAAACGCGAATGGAAACGGTGTTTGAAGGTGATCGGCGATGAACGTTGAATTTATCGACAATTCCGAAGAAGTGAAATCCGCTATGCACGACGCGCTGATTCGCGCCCTCGAAAAGATCGGCATGACGGCGGAAAAGTACGCGAAGCGGCTATGCCCGGTTGATACCGGAAACCTACGCAACAGCATCACGCACCGCGTAGATGAAGGGGAACCGGCTGCATACATCGGAAGTGACACGGAATATGCCGCATACGTCGAACTCGGAACCGGAAAGTATTATCCGGGCGGGAGACATACGCCGTGGGCGTATCAGGACGCGAAGGGGAACTGGCACTGGACGGCTGGAAACAAAGCACAGCCGTATTTGAAGCCAGCGGCGGCGAACTATGCGGCGCAGTACCTGAAAATCGTCGAAGATGAGATGAAAAACGGATAAAGATTGCGTCCCAGAGCCATAAATATACGGTATAAGTGTGGTAACAGCAAAGAAATGACTGTTGCCACATTTTTTGTTCTGTCGCGGCAAAGCACCGCCGACAAGGGAAAGGAAGATAGAACATGGCACTGACGCGCAAGCTCCTGAAGGGAATGGGGCTGACAGAAGAGCAGATGGATACGATCATTGAGGCGCACACCGATACCGTAGACGGGCTGAAAAGCGACCTTGCACGGTATAAGGCAGACGCCGAAAAGCTCCCCGGAGTACAGGCGGAGCTTGAAAACCTGAAAGCCAAAGGCGACGATGGCTGGAAGGATAAGCACGACAAGGTCAAAAAGGAATTTGACGACTACAAAAGAGAACAGATGCAGAAGGAAACCAAGTCCGCGAAGGAAACCGCGTATCGGGAACTTTTGAAGTCTGTGGGTATCAGCGAAAAACGAATTGATTCGGTTTTGAAGGTCACCGATCTTTCTTCGGTTGAATTGGAAGACGGAAAGATCAAGAACGCCGATGATTTGAAGAAGTCCATCAAGGAAGAGTGGGCAGATTTCGTTGTTACCACGAAACAGAAGGGCGCGGACACCAAAGATCCGCCCGCAAACAACGGCGGCGCTATGAGCCGGGACGACATCTTCAAAATCAGGGACGCGTCTGAACGGCAGGCAGCAATTGCCGCAAATCTCAATTTGTTCGGAAAGGAAGAATAATATGGCAGCAAAAAACAACCTGACCATGACGAGCGACGTTCAGGTAACCGCTCGTGAAATCGATTTTGTAACCCGCTTTGCGCGGAACTGGCAGCACCTGCGCGACATTCTCGGCATTATGCGCCCCATCAAAAAGCAGCCGGGAACCGTCCTGAAATCCAAGACTGCAAGCGTGACGCTCGCGCAGAGCGTCGGCGAGGGTGAAGAGATTCCCTACTCCAAAGCGACTGTCATTGAAAAGGACTACGCCAACATCAACGTCGAGAAGTACGCAAAGGCTGTTTCCATCGAGGCGATCAAGGAATACGGCTATGACGTTGCCGTCGCCCTGACCGACGAGGCATTCCTGTATGAGCTGCAGACCAATGTCACCAATCGGTTCTACGATTATCTGAATACCGGCCTGCTGACCGTCAGCGAAACCAACTGGCAGCGCGCGCTTGCAATGGCGAAGGGCGCTGTTATCAACAAGTTCAAGCAGATGCACCGCACCGCGACCAACGTTGTTGGCTTCGTGAACGTGATGGATCTGTACGATTACCTCGGCGGCGCCGATATCACCATCCAGACTGAATTCGGCTTCCAGTACATCAAGAACTTCATGGGCTATAGCACCGTGTTCCTGCTGTCTGACGATGAGATCAAACGCGGTCGTGTTATTGCGACTCCGGTCGAGAACATTGTCCTGTACTACATTGACCCAGCTGACAGCGATTTCGCCCGTGCCGGTCTCGACTACAGAACCGACGGAGAAACCAACCTTGTCGGTTTCCATGTGCAGGGCAACTACTCCACTGCGGTCTCCGAGTCCTTTGCGATCATGGGCATGACCCTGTTCGCGGAGTATCAGGACGGCATTGCCGTTGCTGACATTGACGAGACCCCGTCGCTCGGCACGCTGACGGTTACCTCTGCGGCGGGCACGGCGACAGGTGACACGAAGATCACGGTAACGCCCGCGAAGGAAGCAAGCGGCAACGTCTACAAGTACAAGGTAGGCGATTCGGCTGAGACTGTCACCTACGGCCAGAACGTCAGAACGTGGCCGACGTGGGACGGCAAGTCCGATGTCACGGCAGCGACGGGCAAGAAGATCACAGTCGTTGAGGCTGACGCGACCTATAAAGCGCAGAAGGCCGGAAACGCGACGGTAACGGCGAAGTAAGGAGGCGGCAGCGCAATGCTAACCGAATTGTGCGGGGTTCTGCGGAACTGGTTTGAAACGGATCGGATCAGCGGAACGTACACAGTAGAAAACGGCAGCATTGCGCTGCCGTTCCTGCAAGAAGGGCAATTCTTCCGGATTGTCGGCTCTGTTTTCAACGACGGAGTTCACCAATACCCGGATTACGGGATGGCCGATGAGACCTTTGATGGATCTGTCTGGCCGATGGCCGTCCCATCCGCTGTCCTCGCCCTCGAAGCTGAGATCAGAGCATGGCAAGAGAAAAACGGGGACGCGGCAGCAAGCCCGTTCACATCGGAAAGCTTCGGCGGGTATAGCTACTCGAAGGGATCGAGCGGAAGCACGTCCGCGAGCGGGGCCGTGACATGGCAGACGACGTTCAAATCGCGCATGAACCAGTGGAGGAAGATCTGATATGAGTTTACTTGATGATTTTGCCCGCCCGTGCGTGCTGCTCGAAAAAAGCCGGACGCCGGACGGAGCGGGCGGTTACGTCACGATATGGACGGACGGGGCGGAATTCGCAAATTACCAGATGCTCGATACGTCCATGGAGGCTCGCAGAGCGGAGAAGGAGGGCGTGACAAGCGTTTACTCGGTGCTTGTGCAAAAAGCCGTACCAATCGATTATAACGACTTCTTCCGCGACAAGACGACCGGCGAGACGTACCGCGTCACGTCCGAGCCAAAGGACAAGCAAACACCGAAGTCCGCAAGCTTCGATCTGAAATACTTCACTGCAGAAAAGAAAGCGCTGCCAACATGACGAAAGACAAAGCATTGCATGCGTGGTTCTCGCAATTTCTCACGGCATACCCCACATCAAGTGTCCCGGACGATGCCGTTTTTCCGTGGCTGACCTATGAGCTGATTACCGGCGCGTGGGACAGCGGGGAAATCGGCCTGACGGTGAATCTCTGGTACTACACAACGCAGGAAGCAGAACCAAACGCGAAAGCGCAGGAAATCTCGGACGCTATCGGCTTGGGCGGCGTGTTTGTGCCGTGTGACGACGGCGCAATCTGGATCAAGCGCGGATCTCCGTGGTGCCAGAACGTCCGGGACGATTCTGATGCAAATATCAAGCGGCGGTATTTGAACGTCACAATAGAATACATTACCGCGAACTGAAAGGACTGATTTCATGGCGAAATTTACAAAAATTCCGGCGGATACGTTTAAGCAGCTGCAAATCAATGCTGGCGTTATTTTGAGCGAATTTACGCCTGCAACCGGAACGTTTGAACCGGAGAACCAGATCGGCGCAACTACCGGAGGCATTACATTTTCCGCGACACCGACGTATTCTGACTACGGCTCGGATGTGGACAACTGCCCAAAGAATATACAATATTCTTACCAACCACGCGAAAACGTTGGGGCTTCTACGCAAAATTGGGCGTTTTACTCTTGAACTGTGCGCCAAAACTACAGCCTGTTTCAGCCTATTTACCGAAATTGTGCGCCAAGTGTGCGCCAAGAAAGGAGAGGGCGGCGTGGTTAGGTTGATAAACGGACAGTTGTGGTATTGCTGCCCGGTCTGCGGCCAGAAGCTTCACAAATTAACCCCTGACGCTGTTTGCAGCGGCGTTATAACGTTTTGCAAGAAATGCAAATGGGAAGGGGTGATGAACATTCGAGACAGGAAAGGAGCTTAAACAATGGCGAGTATCAGGAAAATCGAGGGGAAACATGGCACGGCGTACAAAATCACGGTCACGCTCGGCCGTGATTCCATCGATCGACAAATCAGGCACTACAAGACGTGGAAACCAGAAAAGCCTATGTCCGCGAGAGAATTGAACCGGGAGTTACAGCGAGTAGCGACCGAGTTTGAACAAGACCTGATAAACGGGTTCCAAGCAGACAACAGGCAGACATTCGCGGAGTATGCCGCATACTGCTACACTATCAGGGAGCAGCGCGGAGACAAGCCGCAAACGCTAGCCCGCGTCCGTCGGCAAACCGAACGAATCAACGAATACATAGGGCAAATACCAATACAAGAAATTCGACCAAAGACCTTGAATGATCTTTACAAGAAGCTTTCAGAGCCTGGCGCCTGCCGGTGGCAGGTATTCGCGCTTCCTGCCGTTGACTTTAATGCGCTTATTCCTGAGGGTGAGACGCGCAAAGCTTTTGCGGAAAAATGCGGCGTTTATGGGAACTTGATTCGTAGACTATGCGAAAACCAGCCAATCAGCCGCAAAAATGCCGCTATTATTGAGGAAAAATTAGGCCGCAAAGATCTTTTCAAGCTGACAGGTGAGGGGAAAGCACTGTCTCCCGGAACAGTTCGAGATTATCACGCCATTATTTCTACAGTGCTCGGACAGGCATACAAAGAAATGATCATCAAATACAACCCCGCCGAGCGGGTGACGCTGCCAAAGAAAAAGCGCGTTCGGGAAAGTAAGACATTGCAGCCGGAGCAGCTAAAAGCCGTTCTGACCGCGCTGGAAGCCGAGCCGCTGCCGTTCCGTGCATTGATAACCCTTTTTATTTCAACGGGTTGCCGCAGGGGTGAAGCCCTCGCCTTGACGTGGGAGAAGGTGGACTTTGACCGGCGTGAAATTTTGATCGACAAAAGCATGATCTATCTTCCTGAAACCGGCATACAAAGTGGAACGACAAAGACCGGAAATAGCCGCAAAGTAGCGATACCAAAAGAAACGGCGGAGCTTTTACGCAGATTGCGGGCAAGGCAAGCAGAAGAGCGGTTGAAGTTGGGCGACCTTTGGAAAAACAGCAACCTTGTTTTTACAAGGTGGGACGGTGCGCCGATGAATCCGGGAACAGTGAATCTCGAACTTGATGAATTTTGCAAGCGCCATGACCTGCCGCACATTAACCCGCATCTTTTCCGCCACTCTGCCGCCTCTATTTTGCTTTCAAATGGCGTGGACGCGCTGACCGTTGCCGGAATGTTGGGACATTCTGACGTGTCAACGACGCTTGACACATACGCGCACGCCATAGACGAAGCAAAGCGCAAGACAGCAGACTGTATAAGCGAAACTATTTTTCATAAAAAGAACGCATAACGCTTGCAAAATATATAATTTTGTGATAGAATAAAGAAAATTGAATGAAGTAGCTTTAAGGTGAGAAATCGCCTTTTTGCGTGTGCCTTTGTGCCTATCACTTACGCATGGTAACAGTGCGTGAGCGGTGGGCACTTTTTATTTTTTTTGAATTGAAAGGAGTTTACAATGGTACGAATTAGAACTATTCCGAAAGCAGTTGCAGAGATCAAGGCGCAAGATCCCGGAACTTACATCAACGAACGTCTGCTGCGCAGATGGGTCAAAGACGGTACAATCAAGCCCGTAAACGGGAGCTATACGTTTACGCTGATCAACCTTGACGAGCTGGAAAGGTTCCTGTCTGATGAAAATAGCTGATCTTCTGCGCTACGGGCAGGCTAACGCCGTTCCGCTTCGAGACTTGGCGGGAATAACCGGCCTTGACGGTCGAACCGTCCGCGCTATGATCTCCGCCGAGAGACGAGCGGGCGCGGCCATACTGAGCAACAACCAGACCGGCTATTACCTTCCTGCAAACGAGGAAGAAAAGGCGCGCTTTGTCCGCTCCATGCGGCACAGGGCGAAAGAAATTCTATGCGCGGCGGATGCCGTAGAAAGGAGCTAAAAATGCTAACTGGGAAATATGCAGCCTTTGCGGAGTATTTCGGGAACGATATCGCGGAGGGAATTTTCAGGGAGGATATTTCAACGGCAAAAAAGAAAGACAAGATTAAGCGTCTAAAGAAAAAGCTTTTGGAACTGCCAGCCGCAGACGTCGGCACAGCGTATCAAAATATTCTGGCGGAGCAGGTCGGCATTTTTAGCGCTGAACGCCCGACGGAAACCGTATGGAGCGCAGAAAGAATAATTTTTCAAATTCAGACTTTAGAAATGGAGATTTAAGCAAATGGCAGGAGACAAGAAAAAATTTTGGTGGCTGAAACTGAAAGAGGGGTATTTCAACTCTATGGAAATGCGGCTATTGCGGAAAGCTGCAGGCGGCGAGGTCTTCACCATAATTTATTTGAAGATGCAGCTTGCAAGCCTGCGCACGGATGGGGTTATTTCCTATAACGGGTATGATGAAACCCTAGCAAAAGAAGTCGCCTTTGCTATCGGTGAAGACGCGGAAGACGTTGCAAACGCAATCGCAATTCTGCGCCGGTACAAGCTCATTGAGGACATAACGGACACAAGCTTTTTTATCCCCGAAGCCGTAGCAAATACGGGGAGCGAGGGCGATTCGGCGGCAAGAATGCGGCGACTTCGAGAGCGCAAAGCGTCACAAAGTGACAACGACGGCTAAAGAGCTTATTCACTGGTGTCACATTGTGACGGCAAAGCGTCACAGAGTGACTAAGAATAAGAGTAAGATATAGAGATAGAGTAAGAGATAGAGAGTAAAAGGGAATGACAAGTCATTCCACGCCATGTATAAGGGTGCGCTGCGCGCGCACCACCGCCGATATTATATATTTTCAATTTTTCTTCTTTTTTGTATAAGGGAGCGTTTTATGACCTTTGATTTTGAGAAATTCGCAAGGATAACCGCGAGCGTGTACCCGCCGAGCGTCTATACTCTGCAAGACGCCTTGACCGTGTTCAAATACTACTTCGAGAAGTACGAGAAGCACATGGGGAAACCGCATCCACCCATCAGAGCAAGCCAGATCGTGCGAATATGCCAGGATATGCCCTATATCAATCAAGAGAGCAGGGGCAGCTATTATGAGGATGTTTCCCCGGCGGGGTACATTGCCATGATCGACCGTCACTTTGCAACAAAGTACCGGCATTGTGATTATAACATCAACCACTTTTTCAGCGGAAGAATTAGGGAACTCCGATTTTACGAGGAGCTTTATTGAAGGGGGTGAAAGACACGAGCGGGAAAAGATCACAAGCGAAAGGCCGCGCCGGGGAGCTGGAGCTTTGCCGCCTCTTGCAGGAATACGGATACCCCGTGCAGCCGGGCGAGGCCGTGAGCTATGGCAGTACGCCAGATCTAACAGGGCTTGATGGCGTGCACATTGAGTGTAAGCGCGGAGAAAGGCAGGCGCTCTATGAGTGGATTCAGCAGGCGCAGAGAGATAGCGAAAAATTCAAAGATGGTTTACCGGCTGTCTTTTGGAGAAAAAACCGTGCAAAGTGGCTTGTTTGCATGACACTTGCGGACTGGATGAACTTATATCAGCAGTTTCATTGTAAGAGTTCGTGAACCAGCAAAGCTGATTGCCCGGCGCTTCCGGGTATGAGAAAAGCCGCCCGGGTGGGCGGCTCCCGTGGCGGCGATTGCTTGACAAATCCATGATACCACGGGAGGGCAAAAATTGCAAGCACACAGTGCAGAACAGACCAACGCCATAGCGGCGGCTGTGCAGAACGGGGAACTGGATGTTCTGACGCTCTGGGCGGCTGTTCGCGGGTATGCGTACCGGAAGGCGCGGCGCTGGGCTGCGGCTTTGGAGCACAGGAGCGGGCAGGACGTCGAAGACCTGATGCAGGAAGCCTTTCTTGCCATGCTGAGGGCGGTCGGGCTGTGGGAGCAGTATAAGGGCATGGGCTTTATCGGTGTTTATGAACTGACCTTGCGCGATGGCTTTTCAAGGGCGTGCGGCTGCCGGACGAAGAGAGAAGCCGAAGACCCGCTGCGTTCTAGCGTTTCGCTCGACGCGCCGGTTGGCGAAGACGGCAAGGAAGCCGGGACGCTGGGATCTCTGGTGCCGGACGAAAGCGCCGAACGCCCGTTCTTGGGTATCGAGCAGCAGGAGCTTGCAGACGCTGTACAGGAATCCCTGCAAAGCCTGCCGGAGAACCTGAGAGAAGCGTTGATCGAAGCTTTCTGGTACGACAAGCCGGTCGACGCAAAGCTTCGCACAACTGCCCTGAAAGCGCTCAGACATCCAACGATCAGCCGGACATTGAGAACGTATATTTAGCGCTTTTTACCGATTTTCGGCGGCTGGAAGCGCGGAAGGAAGTGAGAAATTGACACCACGAAAGGAAAAGGCACTGCAAGCGCTTCTAGTGAGCCGCACACGGGCAGAGGCGGCAAAGGTGGCTGGAATTGCAGAAAGCACCTTGCGCAGCTATATGCAGGACAGTGAGTTCGTAGACCGCTATAAGCAGGCGTTCGGCGATATGGTGCGCGACGCCACGCGGCAGGCACAGCAGACGTTAAGCCCAGCACTGTCAACGCTGCGCGAGATCATGGAGGATAAGGGCGAGCAGGCGCAGGCGCGCATTTCTGCCGCCCGCTCGGTGCTGGAATACTCGCTGAAGCTGTGCGAACAGACGGACATTCTGGAGCAGCTGCGTGAACTGGAAAAATGGAGGGAGGAAACCGATGGGCGGAGTTAAAGCAAGGCTGGACGATCTGCGCAAATTTGCAGAACGGTGCAGAGGAAAACAGCTTGTCTTCCTGTATCGGACACCGGACGGAGCAGAGAGACGCGGCAGCATCGATGATCTTATTTCGGACGATGGTGCATTTATCCGCGTCCTGAGCGGGAACCGGTTGAGCGATCTTGACAAAATGCTGGAATATGAATTGAGGACACTCACATGCAAGGAATAAAAGCACGCCTTGACAAGCTGAACAGCTTCCGGCTTGAACAGAAGGGCGATATTCCGCCCGTTGATTCTGTCGCATTTCAGATGCGGTTTCTGATGTTTCCTATATTTTTGGGAGAAGCAAGCTTTATGAGTTCGGAAGAAAAAGCGGCGGTGCTCGCGCTGAACCCACTCGATTATGAAGAGGGCTACAGCCGTGACACGGTATTAGAGGCACAGGAAATTATCAGGCGTGAGGACACGCAGAAAGGAAAATTATGAGCAGATACAACACATACGCACGGCAGCTTGACGCTGCTTTCAAGACAGCCCGAGACGAATACGCTGAGGCTTATAGCAGCCTTGAGCAGGCACGGCAGGCAGACACCGACGCGAAGGCGTGGAGGCCTAACGACAACGAGGAAGACAAGCGGCTTCGTATTGCGACGGCGGCTCTTGAGCTGAACAAGGCGGATGCAGCGTTCAAGATTGCCGAGGCCAGAATCTGGCCGGAGTTTGACGCGAAGTGCAAGGAACTGCGCAAGGAGCTTGAAAAGGACGTTCAGAAAAACAGCCTCGCGAACCCGGACGCGATCGACGCGAACGCATTGGAGCTTCTGAAATCGGGAGCGCTGACCGTGGAAGATTACTATTCGTTTGCGGAGCGGTATGAGAGCAACGCGACCATGCTGCGCGTGATTTCAAAATACGCGCTGGACGCTTCTGAAAACGCGGATGATACCAAAGACGCGGTTGCGCTGCGTATTCTTTCCGACAACTGCAAAACGGGTATGGGGACAGTTTTGCGGGCTTGGAACGAACTGGAAGGGCTTGCAGGCTACTGTTCTGGCCGCGGCGGAAGCAGAAACGCACCCACTTCCCCTGATTTTGCTATCAGCATGGGAAAATGGTGGGAAGAATTGGCCGGACAGGCTATCGAGAATTTCTGAGGGGGGTGTGTCACTTGCGTAAGCGATACGCCCGGAAAGGAAGGGAATGCATTGGACAGTATTGAGTTCAAAGACCATAGTGCGGAATGCAAAGAGGAAATCGAGTCGCGGGCGTTGAAAGCGCTTACGATGTGCGGTATGGTGGTAGAGAGAACCGCAAAGCAGCTTGCGACGGTAGACACCGGCCTTTTGCGCAACAGTATCACGTGGGCACTCGCTGGGCGAAAGCCTGCAGTGCAGTCGTACAAGGCCGACAAGCCCAAAAACGGTGTGATTCAGACGGGCGAATACAGCGGAGCAGCACCGAATGATGATGAATTATCCGTTTATGTCGGTACAAACGTTGAATATGCTCCATATGTGGAGGTTGGAACGCAGCCGTTCTTGAAGCCTGCAGCAGCGGGCAGCAAAAACGCGCTGGAACAGTGCTTTAGAGAGGCGTTTGAAGAATGAAAACGAAAGGATGGTGTAACAGGCCAACAGCCGGGAGAAAGCCCCGGTGTCCGTCGGCAGAGCGAGCGGGGCCGCCGACCCTTTGCAGCTCTGCAAAATCCCGCGCGAGGTACTGCGCGGGTACGCTGCTAAAGCACTTGCAGCGCGCTGACCATCTGTTCTTTAGCCCTAAACATAGACAAAAGGAGCGGGAAGCCCCCGCTCCTTTTGTTATAACGCCGCACACGCGGCCAGAAGCACTATACCCGCTCAGTTTATGCAGGAGAATAAAAACGCCGCTGCGGGGCTTGTACGGCCTCACAGCGGCATGCGCAAAACAACGTATTAAGCGAGACGCTTTTCAAGCGCTGCGATTCGCTCTGACTGCGACCGGATAACAGCTTTTAACAACTGCATTTCGTCCTCGAGTTCGTCAACCCGTGTTTTCGGTGCCATCGTCTCCAAGATCGTCTTTTGGCCTTCGGCCAGAAGCTTAAGGCTCGGCATGATCGTATTTTCGATAATCACTTGCATATCATGCACAGCCCCGCGCCGCGCCTCGTCTGCAAGCTTTGTCATGCGCACGTCCATGCGCTTTTCCATTTCTGCGAAATACTGCAAATCCTTTTCATCTAACATCGTTCATCCCTCCATGTTTTCATTATACGGCGTTTCCCGCCGTTGTCAATCCGGAAAAGAGGCCGGGGCGATCTGCCCCGGCTTTTGTTATTCGGCTGTGTTGTTTCGCTGAAGCTTTTCGTCTATGGCCTCGCTGATAAAACCGTTTACGCTCTGACCTTTCGGTTTTGCCGCTGCTTCAATTTCGCTTTTCTTTCCACGGGGCAACCGCACAAGCACTTTGTCGTATGCTTTTGCTTCATATTTTGCAGTTGCTGCTTTCTGCGCCTTTGATACGGTCACACTTCCACCTCCTTACATTGTGCATTATACCACATAAATATAACGATATCAATTGTACAAATTGCACCAATGTATAACGATATCTTTATACATAACGTCAATTGAAATATAACGCTATCGTGATATAATAAGACCATGAGTTGAGAGGACACGGCGAAGGTCGAACGCAAACGCGACAACGCAAGAGCGGGAGCGGAGAAGCTTGAGAGAAACGCCCAAAGGGCTAGATACTCAGAGCCACCAGCCGCCGATCTCAACACTTAAAAAGCGAGGGCGTAAACTTACCCCCTCGCTTTTCCATGCGCTCAAACTCGACGAGCAGGACAGCAAAAAGGCGGGGTTAGTCCCCGCCCTCTTGTTTGTCCCGCTCTATCCGCATAGATCATTCTGTAATTCGTTCCCCGCTGGGTAATACAAAGGAACTTTCATACTTGCAGCCGACAGCGTTAGCCACGTCCTTTAATTCTTCTGGTGTAAAGCCTTCTCGCTTCATCTTCTGTGAAAATGCCTGCGGACTTTTCCCACATCTTCGCGCCAATTCTGACACACTAATATTGAGTTTAACGCATAAAATTCTCAACTGTTCAGACGTTGCTCCGCTCGTTTCGTGTAACCTTACTTGTGCTTGCGCAGAATTTAGGGATTGTGTGACCCACCGGCAATTATCGGGCGAATACGGCTCGCCGCTGTCTATGCGGTCTATCGTCAAATGTTCTTCGTAGCCATTATTCAAGGCCCACTCCATGAACCGGGAAAGCCCATCTTTTCCCATCCATTCGTCACAAATGGTAATCCCCTTTCCTCCATACCATTTGTAATGTTGGTTATTTGGGTTGTAACACCGCTGTTTCATGCCAGAGAAAATGGAGTACAGCCGGGTTTTGCTGATGCTGTCCATTAGTCCGCCTCCCCCTCGCAATCTGGAAAGTGTTCCATAATGTCACCGGGTTGACAGCCTAAAATATTGCATAATTTGTTGATTGTTTCGGTGTCGATGCGCTTACTTTTTGAAAGTGGGCCGGAAAGAACCTTGTCAAGCACGGTTCCGTTAATTCCCTGTTGCCGCAAATCCCACTTTTTCAGCCCCTTTTCATCCATGAGGGCTTTTACTTTTCCCATAGAGATAGACAATGCTATCACCTCACTTTCTATAGGATAGTATAGCATTTAATTTGTCCAAACTCAAGCACAATATTGCACAATGATTTGTACGCAAGTTTGTACAATACGCATATTGATATATTGTCCGAACTCGTGTACAATAAGACCATCAAGAGGCCACAAGGCCAAACATGAAAGGAGCGCACAGCATGAACTTATCACTTTACGAGCAGGAAACGATCATCAATTCCAATGAGGCGGACAGCACCGCAAGCGTCTATACGCATAACAAGGCGCTGCGGAAGAAGCTGGAAACGCTGGCGGCAGACAGGCCGGAGGAATGCAGACTTGTCAAGACCTCCCATGACGGGAAAGCGGTTGATTACATCATCCCGAAAGCGTGGGTAAAAGTCAAGCCGCCGCGCATTGCAAGCGAAGCACAGAAAGCGGCATTAGCGAGGGCGCGGGAAACGGCAAATAAGCACCGCTGACGCTTGCGCACGCAGCATTTCGGCAACGAATAGCCCACACCGAGGGTAATTAACCCCCCACAAAACGAAAGGAGCAGAACAATGAGCAGACAGGACATTGAAGGCAAGGTGCAGGAAATCCGGGAATTGAAGCGGATGCAGGAGGAGCTTTCGGCAGAGCTGGAGGCGCTGACTTGTGAAATCAAGGCCCACATGGACGCGGAGGGCGTGGACACCATCAGCGGCACGGATTGGAAAGTGACCTATAAGGCCGTGACTTCCTCCCGCATCGACACCAGCGCATTGAAAAAGGCGCTTCCCGATCTGGCGCAGCAGTTCACCAAGACCACCACGGCGAGAAGGTTCTGCGTGGCCTGAGAAATGAAAAAAGGCTTGACTTATTGGAACTCGAATATTATAATAACATTGTGGAACTCAAAAAGTGAGGTGATAAAGTGTCTCCACGGACAGGACGGCCAAAAGCAGAAAATCCCAAGTCAACAGATATCAAAGTTAGAATTGATGATGATACATCAAAGAGACTTGATGAATATTGCAAAGCCCATAGTATCACACGGGCGGAAGCAATCCGACGAGGAATACATTTACTTTTGGCGCAGAAATAAGAATATCGGTTTACTGCTCTATCTTGGCGGACGGACAGTAAACCGATATAGCCCAGACCCTTGCGGGAGTGGTGTAAATATTCTACTACACCTCCCGCAAAAGGTCAACCATGACTTTTGACGGGAGGGATTTTTTTGTCTGTAAAAAAAGATGTTACGGGGCAACGGTTTGGGAGACTGATAGCCGTTCAAAGCGAGGGCTACAATTACAAGTACGGATGTACCTTATGGCGTTGTCAATGTGATTGCGGGAACACAACTACCGTTCCATTGTCACACTTAGGGAAAGATACAAATAGTTGCGGTTGTCTGCGTAAAGATGTTCTTACTACACACGGCGGGAGTGGTAGCCGTTTATATCGGATATGGTTGGGCATGAAAACACGTTGTTATAGTAAGTCGTTCCACCAATATCGAGATTATGGAGGCCGTGGGATAACTGTTTGCCCCGAGTGGCTACATAATTTTGCAGATTTCCAAAAGTGGGCGCTATCGCACGGATACCGGGACGATCTGACTATTGACCGCATTAACAACGACAAGGGGTATTCCCCCGATAATTGCCGATGGGCGACCCGCTACGAGCAAACGCACAACAGAAGACCGCGAAAGAAATGAGAAAGGCTCCATGTCCCAGCCGCCAAGCAAGAGGACACGGAGCCACAGCCAACCACCACGGGAGGCCGGTAATAGTATACCGCCTCCCGCACAGAAAAGCAAGGAGGAAATGACAATGAGCAAAAACAGCACAGACCCGCTGCGCGAAGAATTTGAGACTGCTATATCAGAACTGACGCCGGATGAGAGGGCGGAATTGCTGAAAATGATCCGGCAGCGAAAGGCTGAAAAAGGACAGAAATATGCGACGGAGACAAGCCGCAGCATTGGGAGGGGTTGAAAATGAGCGATATCAAAGACAATCTGTACAGTCAGATTCTTTCTCTTAACGAAAACGAAGTACACATTTTCCTTGCTCTTATGCAGGACAAGTTGCTCGAGGAATCTGCTGCTGTACCGGACATAACTCCACCGGAGGGAATGACAAAAGCCGACTGCAAGCGCCTAATTAAGTCAATACGCACAAAACAGCCCTACGCCGATGCACGCACACAACAGTACAGCCTGCGGGTAATCTCCCACATTCGCAATGTGTGGGTTCCGCAGATCAAAAGCCATGACCAACAAGCAGGCTGAGGTCATGCGGCTGTACCGGCAGGGGCTCAGCACCTGCGAGATTGCCCAGCGGCTCGGCGTGACAAAGAGCAATGTCCGCTACTTACGCGCCGCAGCCAACGGCAAGAAGCCCAAGTCAACGTACCGGTATCGAAAGCCCCGCACGGTCTGTCCCTACAGCGCCAGCTGCTTCACCTGTCCGCTCCCGGATTGTGTAATTCCTGCCTGCCAGATTGTCAACCTTCTGCCGGAAGGCTTTGTGTACAGATTTGATGATTGAAAGGAGACTCAATATGCTTACTATGAAGGAAACCGAAGCCGCTTATGCACGCTTCCTGAGTGAAACCAACTGCAAGCGCCTGCCGAAGAACGCGGACGCACTGTTCACACAGCTTGAAAAGAATCTGCGTGCCCTCGGCGAAACCGAAACCGACGGCTATTTCCCGGCCATTGCCGCCGCTCTGTTCCGGATGGCGAAGGCCGTCAGCCAAAACCGCAGTCTGCTTGTCGAATACAGCGCTTTGATGGGCAATTTGGCAACAATCTGCGAGAAGGGTTCGGAAGAAGATCTCTGCCTTTTGCGAATCTTCGCTTCCTCGTGGGCGGATTCCGTTAAAAAACGGCGTTGATTTTCAACTTGTGCGCCAAGAATGTGCGCCAAGAAACTAGAGAAGAAACAAAAGCGGCAACAAAAACAGGTATATTAGGCTGAAACAGAGAAAAATAGTTATTAAATTTGTGCAATGTTGCGAGTTGTAATATTTGCCCCAAGAACACAATGGAAATGAAGCGGATGGACGATGTCGAAGTGAAACTTTCCGGTACATATGTAACGGCTACGACTACCTCCGCGAAATCTCTTATGGCGGCGGCTGACATCGACGGCACAGATACGACGAAGGTTGTTCCTCGGCGCGATCTTTCGCCGACTGACTTTGCGGACATCTGGCTTGTGGGTGATTATTCCGATAAGAACGGTGCGACAAACGGTGGTTTCATTGCTATTCGTCTTATGAACGCGCTATCGACCGGCGGATTCCAGCTGAAAACCGCCGACAAGGGCAAGGGACAGATGGCGTTTGAGTACACGGCGCACTATTCGATGTCGAAGCAGGACGTTGTGCCGTATGAGGTTTATATCAAAGCCGGTACGGCCGAAACGTAAGGAGAAGAAAGTATGAAATTTTCGGAACTTAGCACGGATAGGGCAGCTGATGTTCTTTGCGAGGTCAGCGTGTACGCGCTCAATATTCTGACGGACGATGAGCTGCGGGAGAGTCTGAAAGCACAGATCGACGCGGAGAAGCCACAGACGGCGGGAGAACGGTACGCGATCGGTGCGCAGAAGATCGGTCAGTGGATTCCCCTGATTCTGAAAAAGCACCGGAAAGATACGCTTGGTATTCTGGCTGCGGTCAACGAAACGACTGTTGAGGCGGTCAAAAAGCAGAGCGTCCTAAAAACCATGTGGCAGATTCAGGAGATCGTCAAGGATAAGGATATGCAGAATTTTTTCAAATCGTGCGCGTCGGAGGCGAAAGCGTAACGCTTGCGCTTCTGGCGGCTCCAAAGATAAGCGCGGGAGGGCTGATTCGCCTTTTGCCGATTTTGGTAAAGCGGCAGCAGGAAGAATCAGCCTTCCGTATTTATACGGCGGAGTGTATGCGCACGATCACGGAAAACACAGCGAAATTCGCGGGCGGAAGCTTTGTGCAGGCAAAGTACACCGATCTTATCAGCCCGAAGCCGCAGGACAACCGAACCTGTGAGGAGATCACCGCCGACGTTGTGCGCCGGTGCGGATTGAAGGTGAAAAAATCCAAAGATGAATCTGTTTGAACTTTTTGTAAAAATCGGCGCCGATACGTCCGAGGCCGACAAGGGCATCGACGAAACCGGGAAGAAAACATCCGGCCTCGGCGAGAAGATTAAAAACGGCCTTGCCACTGTCGGCAAGGCTGCGGTAGTCGGCGTGACGGCAGCGGCGACGGCAATCGGCACAATCGGCACAAAGGCGATCCAGGCATACGCAGACTATGAGCAGCTTGTCGGCGGCGTGGAGACGCTGTTTGGAACGTCTGCGGGATCTGCCGAAGAGTATGCAGCGCAAACGGGTGAAGCGGTTGACGATGTTCGCATGAAATGGGCCTCCCTATCGAGAGCGCAAAATATTATCATGTACAGAGCGCAAAACGCCTTTAAGACTGCCGGACTTTCCGCGAACGAGTACATGGAGACAGTAACGAGTTTTGCAGCGGCTCTTGTTTCAAGCATGGGAGGCGATACCGAAGCCGCCGCACAGCGGGCAGACTTGGCTATTACCGATATGGCTGATAACGCAAACAAAATGGGATCCAGCATGGAATCCATTCAAAACGCATATCAGGGCTTTGCCAAACAAAACTATTCCATGCTCGATAACCTGAAGCTCGGCTACGGCGGTACGGCCAAAGAAATGTACAGACTTCTTAGCGACGCAAAAGAAATTGATGAAACCTTTGACGCCGTTTTTTCACTCGACGAAAAAGGGCATCTTGAGGCGAACTATTCAGATATTGTTCAGGCAATCCACATCGTACAAACTGAAATGGGCATCACCGGCACGACCGCAAAAGAAGCTGCGTCCACGATTCAGGGTTCGTTCGGCATGGTAAAAGCCGCGTGGCAGAACCTCGTGACCGGACTCGCAGACCCGGAACAGGATCTTGGGGCCCTCGTCGGGAACTTTACAGATTCCGTTGTTATCGCAGGAAACAACCTGATTCCGCGCATTCAGGAATTACTGCCGCGTATCGTGGAGGCTGTAACATCTCTTGTTGGAACGGTCAGCGAGCAGCTGCCCGCACTGCTTGAATCCGTCCTTCCCTCGCTCATCGAGGGCGCGACAAGCCTGATTGCTGGGCTGATGGCTGCGCTTCCTGCGGTTCTCGCCGTGCTTGGCGATGTTGCGCCGACAGTAATTGGAATCCTAGTTCCGGCGCTGATTGATCTCCTGCCGCAGATCGTGCAAACGGGCATTGACGTTATTGTTTCGCTGGTACAGGGCATTTCTGAAGCCATGCCGGAACTGATTCCGGCAGCGACGGAGGCGATACTTGAAATCGTTGATACGCTTACGAACCCAGACAACATCGGCAAACTGGTCGACGCCGCGCTTAAGATCATTCTTACTCTGGCGGACGGGATCATTGACGCTGTCCCGCGCCTGCTCGAAGTAGCGCCTAAAATTATCGAGAATCTCGTTACCGCACTTATTGAAAACTTTCCCAAAATCATCGAATCCGGCGTAAAACTTGTTGCGTCGCTGTCGGACGGCTTGATTAAATCCATTCCACAGCTTACTGAGACTGCGCCAAAGCTTATTATTGGAATTGTGCAGGGAATCCTTGATAATCTTCCGGAGATCATCATGTCCGGCCCTAAAATCATTATGGCGCTCATTGAGGGCCTTATCAGCGCGATCCCGGATCTCGTTCAGGCCGTGCCAACACTGATCAAGTCGATCGTCGACACGTTCCTCAATTATGACTGGGGCAGCATCGGCAGAAATATTGTGAGCGGCATTAAAAACGGCGTCTCAAATACATGGAACGGCCTAAAGTCTGGCGTAGGAACGGCTGTGAATGGGCTGGTTGGCGGCGTGGAAAGCATTCTCGGCATCGCGTCTCCGTCCAAAGTCTTCGCCAGAATCGGCGGCTACATGGCCGAGGGACTTGGGCAGGGCTTTGACCGCGAAATGACTGACATTCGGAAGAATATCGAGGATCAAATGACCTTCGGAACAACGTCATTCTCCGTGTCCGGCGCGGCAAAGTCCTCCGTCGGCGTCGTGAACGGCCTGCTTGCCAACAACCAGCCCGGAACGCCAATGCAGATCAACCTTGTACTCGATGGACAGACGATAGCAAGAGCAATATTCGATCCGCTGCGGGGCGAGATCGTACAAAGGGGTGTATCGCTTGCGTAGGATTAAAATCACGGACGGAACAAACACGGTCACGCTTCTGCGCGATCTCGTGTTCACGATTCAGCCGAAGGATATTGGCGCAACCGCGACAATGGCATCCGGAAAGACGGTTATGGATATCATCGGGGTAAAAAATGAATTGAAAATCCCGACGGGATGGCTTTCTGTCGCCGATCTCCGAAAACTCCGCAGCATGATCAACACGAAACATGTGTTGAGCGTGACATACCCGGATGTAGACGGCGACAAAACAAGAGAATTCCTTTTTGAACAGCCGGAATACAAGGCGATCATCTACGATGAGGACGGCGTATCGCAGTGGTGCGGCGTCACGATCTCCGCGACACAGCAAGGGGTGGATTGATGCAGAAGGTATCGAGCAATTACGCACCGTTTACACCGGTGCGTGAGGTCGGCATGCTTGTCCGGTTTTACATTGTTGACCC